CAGGCAGATAGAGTCCAAGAGTTCATGAACTACTATATCATGAATGTGATGACGGACTATGATCCAGAGCTTGACCAATTATTGTTTTATTTGCCTTTGGCTGGTTCCGCTTTCAAAAAAATATATTATGATTTTTCTTTAAAACGTGCAGTTTCAAAGTTTGTGCCACCTGAAGATTTAGTTGTTCCTTATGAAGCGCCTGATATATCAACAGCAGAACGAATCACTCATGTTATCAGCATGTCGCGTAACGAGATCAAAAAACAACAACTTTCTGGTTTTTATGCTGATATTGAAATACCAGAAGATAGTTATACCGATACTGATGATGTACAAGATGAAATTGATTCAATAGAAGGAGTCTCGCCTTCATATACAGAGGACAGGAATCGCACCATCTATGAAGTGCATACTATTCTGGATATAGAAGGTTATGAGGATATCGGTCAAGATGGAGAGCCAACAGGCTTGAAATTACCCTATATTGTGACTCTTGATGAACAAGCCAATAAAGTTTTGGCAATACGCAGAAATTACAATCCAAATGATCCAGACAAAAACAAGATAAATTACTTCGTACAATACAAATTCTTACCGGGTTTAGGCTTTTATGGTCTAGGGCTATCACATATGATTGGTGGCTTATCAAAAGCATCAACATCTATTTTAAGACAATTAATTGATGCTGGAACACTAAGCAATTTGCCAGCTGGTTTCAAAGCAAGAGGTATGCGTATTAGAGATGAAGCAGATCCATTGCAACCGGGTGAATTTAGAGATATAGACACAACAGGTGGCTCTTTAAGAGAAAACCTCATTCCATTACCCATTAAAGAACCCAGCAGTGTTTTGATGCAATTACTTGGCATACTGATTGATTCTGGAAAACGATTCGCTGCTATTTCTGATATGAATATTGGTGATATGAACCAAGCGATGCCAGTTGGTACTACAGTGGCATTACTAGAGCGTGGCACTAAAGTTATGTCAGCTATTCACAAAAGATTGCATTATTCGCAACGTCTTGAGTTTAATTTATTGGCTAGTGTATTTTCAGAGTACCTACCGCCAACTTATAATTATGATACTGGCACTGCGCCAAGAGAGATAAAACAAACGGATTTTGATGAAAGAATAGATATTGTACCAGTATCTGATCCTAATATATTTAGTCAGAGCCAACGTATTACTTTGGCACAAGAATTATTGCAAATGGTTACATCTAATCCAGATATTCATGGTCCTTTAGGTATTCATGAAGCCTATAAAAGAATGTATGGCGCATTAGGTATTGATAATGTTGAAAATTTATTGCAACCACCGCCAGATATGACACCTAGACCAGTAGACGCTGGGCTGGAAAACAGCAGTTTCTTATTAGGACAGCCAGCTCAAGCATTTCAGCAACAAAACCATGAAGCTCACATAGAAGCTCACCAAGGTTTATTTTTAACAGGCGTAGTGCAAGAAAACCCACAAATACAATCAATCATAATAAGTCATGTCATGCAACATCTACAATTTCTTGCCAGTCAATTAGCTTCAGAGCAAATGGCACCAGAAATGCAACAAAGAATTGGAGCATTACAACAACAAATGCAACAGGTTACTCCAGAACAAGCAGAACAAATGCAACAAGAATTGCAAATGATGATGGATCAAATGTCATCACCAATACTTGCGAAATTAACAAATGATTTCTTGGCAACCATACAAACTACAAACAATGACCCATTGGTTGCAATAAGACAGCAAGAATTGGATTTGAAAGACAAAGAAATAAATTTAGATCAAGAAAAATTTGTAAGTAAACAACAACAAACTCAAGAAGAAACAATGTTGGATGCACAATTAGCGCAACAACGATTAGATATTCAAAAAACGATTGCAGACGATAAATTGCAATTAGGTCTTGATAGGCTTAAACAACAAGCTGAATTGAAATTATTAGAATTAGAACAAAAATTTAGGAGAAGTTAAATGGTATCTTCCATAAGAATGAAGCAGATTGAACAATTAGTAGCGAAAAAAAAGATTGATAGAGCAAGAGAAGTTGAAGAATTTATAAAGGCAGAAGCTGAAAAAATAGCTAAAAAGAAAGCATCAGATGAAAGAATTGCCAAGAAAATGGCAATTATTGAAGCTGGTGGTGTTGTTCCAAATCCTGAGCCACCAGTTGTAGAAGTTGAAGCAAAACCAGCTGAAGAAAAGCCAGTTGAAAAGAAAGTAGCTAAAAAGAAAGTTACTAAAAAGAAGGCAGCTAAAAAGAAGGTGGCTAAGAAGAAAGTTACTAAAAAGAAGGTAGCTAAGAAGAAATAAAAAAATGCCACTCAAGAAAGGTAAATCTAAAAAAGTCGTATCAGAGAATATTTCTATAATGAGAAAAGAAGGTTTACCTCAAAAACAAGCTGTTGCGATTGCATTGAGTCAATCAGGAATGAACAAAGGTGGCGCAGTCAAGACATATCAATGCAGAGGTGGTGGCGCAACAAATCGCGGTTTAGATTACAGAATGAGAAAATAATGGACATTGTAGATATATTTACAGACTTACATAAAGAGATTGAATTGCAACTGAAACAAATCCAAGATACATATATGGATGGTCAACTTAGGGATATGGAACATCATAAATTCTTGCAAGGACAACTACTTCAGTTATACAATATGCAAGACTTTATGAAATCGTACAATAAAGAGGAATAATTAATAAATGGAAGCAAAAGTTGAACTGGCATCTGCTTATGTTGAACCTGAAGATGTTGTATTGGATCCAAGCAAATTGGATGGAACAGCACTTGAGAGAATGCCACAACCAACTGGTTGGAAAATCTTAGTTTTACCTTATCGTGGTAAAGGAAAAACAAAAGGTGGGATCGCCCTTACCAAAGAAACCATAGATCGTGAGTCACTGGCTACTGTTGTAGCTTATGTCGTAAAATGTGGTCCTCTTTGCTATAGTGATACTAAATATGGAGAGCCTTGGTGTAGTGAAGGTCAGTGGGTATTGATCGGCAGATACGCTGGAGCTAGGTTTAAATTAGATGACGGAGCTGAAGTTCGCATAATTAATGACGATGAAGTCATTGCGACAATTTCTAATCCAGATGATATAGTGAGTTTATAATTATGACAAATAAAGAAACAGCTGAACAAGTTACTGAAGAAGAAACACCAATTGCAATTGTGGATGATACTATTGAAGCACAAAGCGATAAAACAGTTGATTCAGATGATGAATTGGATAAATACACCAAGAATGTTTCCAAAAGAATTAATACTCTAAATGCTAGAAATAAAGAAGCTGAAGAAAGAGCATTATATGCTGAAAGATTATTAGTCCAAAAAAATGCTGAAAATGAAGCATTAATGAGTCACACGAAACAGCTTTCCAGTGGTATTTTGGTTGCAGAAGAACAAAGTATACAAGCTAAAGAAGCGCAAGCAGAAGAATTATACAAAAAAGCTGTTACAAGTGGTGATGCTGAATTAATGAGTAAAGCAGATACGCTTAAAAGCGATTTGTCAATACAAAAAGAAAAATTGCGTGTTGCTAAAAATAGACAGGCAGCTGAACCTGCGCAACAACAACAACCTGAACAACAACAGCCTGTACAACAACAACAGCCTGTACAACCAACATCTGAAGCCCTAGCGTGGGCAAAAGAAAATGCTTGGTATGGCGATCAGAGCGATCAAAATAATGTCCAAGCGACACAATTTGCTTATTTTACTCATTTTAATCTTGTCAATGAAGGATTTGAGGCAGATTCGGATGATTATTATAACGAATTAAATACAAGAGTTTTTAAGGTTTATCCAGATTTGGATAATACTTCAAAAAGTGCTGAAAAAAATGATGGCAGACCCGCTGTGCAAAGAGTCGCATCTACTTCTGTTGGAAGTCGGCAAAAAACACAAGCAAAAAAGAATGGCGTAACTTTTTCAAAATCTGAAATTAATCGCCTCAAAGGACTCAAGCCGCATAATATGTCCGAACAGGACTGGCTGCAAAGAGTCGCTAAAGAGAAACAAAAAATCTCACAAAGAGAGGTAGGTTAAAATGTCAGACGCAGAAAAAACAGCCAGACATACGCGTGAATCCGAGATACACGATAAACAAGCTCGTAGAAAACCATGGGAGCCAGTTAAAAAGCTCGATACCCCACCAGCACCAGAAGGTTATGAATATCGCTGGATAAGGGAATCACTTTTAGGTAAAGAAGATGCTAATAATATTAGCTATCGTTTGCGTGAAGGTTGGGAATTTGTACAAGGTTCCGAACTTCCGGCAGACTGGAAACTTCCGACACTTGGAAGCGATAGAGGAAGATTAGCTGGCGTTGTATCAAACGAAGGGTTGATTTTGGCGAAGATGCCACTAGAAACTGTCCAAGAAAGGCGTGATTATTTTGAACAAATGAATCAACGAAATAATCAAGCGCTAGACAACACAATGTTTAGTGACGCTAACAAAGACAGTAAATATGTGAAATATGATGCCAAACGCAATTCTCAGGTTACTTTTGGTAAAAGCAAAAGTAACTAGTTAATAGGAGTATAGACAAATGGCGAATAAAGACGCTGCTTTTGGCTGTAGACCTGTTCGTATGATGGGCGGTGCGCCCTATTCTGGCGGTCAAAGCCGTTACAGAATAGCAAGTGGAGCTACGACTCCGATATATCAAGGTGATTTGGTAACTCAACTCACTGCTGGTGTACTCGGCAGACATGCTGCTACTGGCACTGTTCCAATTATAGGTGTTTTTAATGGTGTTCAATACACTGATCCAACCACCAGCGAACAAGTTTTTAAAAACTATTATCCGGGCAGTATTTCTGCTTCAGATATAGTAGCCAACATCGTTGACGATCCAAATGTTGTATTCGAGGTTCAAGCTGACGCTGCATTTCCTGTAGCCGATCTGTTTGGAAATTTTGATATTGTAGACGGCTCTCCAGTAGGAGATACAAAGTCTGGAAGATCAAATACTGAACTCGATGTAACGACTGGTGCAACTACCGCCACATTACCTCTTAAAGCAATTGATATATCTCAAGATCCTTTAAACTCAGATGTCGGTTCTGCCAATACTAATGTTCTCTGTGTAATACAGAATTCACTGGGCGGGCAAAAATCGGCTGGACTAGCCTAATAGGAGACTAAATTATGGCAATTTCAAGAGCACAATTAGCCGCTGAATTAAGTCCGGGGTTAAATGCCTTGTTCGGTATGGAATATGACCAACATGGTAAGGAATACGAGAGTATATTCAGCATGGAAGATTCTTCAAAAGCATTTGAAGAAGAAGTCCTGATAGTAGGTTTTGGCGCAGCACCAGATAAAGCGGAAGGTCAAAGTGTATCTTTTGATAACGCAAACGAGAGCTATACGGCACGTTATACACATAACACTGTCGCATTGGCTTTCGCTCTAACACAGGAGTGCATAGAAGATAATTTATATGACTCTTTAGGGAAACGTTATACAAAAGCATTAGCAAGATCCATGGCTCACTCAAAAGAAGTGAAAGCCGCAAACGTGCTTAACAACGCGTTTTCCAGTAGTTATACAGGAGGAGATGGTGTTAGTTTGATTAACACAGCTCATCCACTAGCTGGTGGCGGATCTGATGCTAATAGAGCAAGTTCCATGGCTGATCTTAACGAGACATCGTTAGAAGCAGCATTGGTGGATCTTGCAACTTTCACAGATGATCGTGGTCTTAACATTTCTGTTATGGCAAACAAACTCATTGTGCCTGCACAATTGGTTTTCGTTGCTGACAGACTGTTAGAATCAGAAGGTCGTTCTGGAACCGCAGACAATGATATCAACGCAATCAAAAACACCGGGATGATTCCGGGGGGTTACGTAGTTAATCACCACCTTACAGATACTGACGCTTGGTTCCTAAGTACTAGTGTCACTGAC